TTCAGGTACGCGTCGCGCTGCTCCTGGCACGTGCCGATGCGTTCGAGGATGCTTTCCAATACGTCCATCACTGCACCTCCGGGAAGTTCGGCGGCACGATGAACCCGTCGTGGCCGAGGATTGTGATCACGTAAGGCTTGGGCGGTTCGGTCCCTGTCGCCGCGACCCAGGCGACGTGGTGGTAGTGGGCCAGGAAGAGCTTCACCGCCCAGCGCTTCGCACGGGCGTGAATCTGGGCGGGCGGGAGTTTCCCCTGCTCGTACCACTTCCGTGCGTCGGTGTCGCTGCCGATTTTGAAGCGTTCCAGCTTCTCGCGCGCCTGGCCCGCGAACTGGCCTGCCTCGTTGTGCTCCTGCTCGACCCGCTTCCTGGCCAGATACAACCGTCCGTAGAAGCCGTCCTCATGCCCGGACGTCTTCACGAAGCTCTCGCCGGCCAGCCAGCACACGCGCTTCAGGTGCCGGTTCCACGGGCACTTCGTCCCGCGCGCCCATTTGAGCGTCGGATCGTAACCGGCAAAGCGCCAGATTTGGCCGACTGTTCTGCACTTCGAAATATCTATGTGTGCCGCGAGGCTGGCGGCGATCATGGGGCCAACGCCGATGATGCCTTTCGCCCAACGCGCAGCCGGGACGGTGTCGCTCCACTCATCGAGAACGCGTTTAATCTGTTTCTCGACGATGCGGTCCTGTTCGATAACCCACGCGAGCACTTCATGAGGCCGGGAGTCCGAGGCGCGCCGGAGCTGCGCCTCGGCGGACTCCCGTTGGCGTTGCATCGCGTAGTAGGCGTTGACGAGGTAGCACGCCTCGCCGCGCCCGAGCGTGGCGGCGGTCTTCACCATCACCCGGGTCATGCGCTTGACCTGGACCGCGTCGGGTTGGGTGTTGGTATCCATGGGAATAGCTCCGCGCGCCGGGCCGCTAGTTGGGCACGCCCGTCAGGACGGGATAACCGGTGTCGGTGGTGACCTTCGCCCGGATCTCCTTGATGGCGTCCTGCACGAAGCGGTGAGGGCGCACGATCTCGTACCAGAAAATCGCCTTGCCCTCGTGCAGCCGCCAGCGCAAGCGCACCGGAATTCGGTAGGCCGGGCCGTTCTCGTGGATGGAGATGCCCAGCACAAACTGCTCGGGAATTTCGAGCGTCCCCTTCTTCGCGGTCCCCCGGACTTCCTCGTCGTACTGGAATTGGATCTGGCCGTTGGCGAGGCGCACGCCGCTGCTGAAGGTGACCTCCTTCTTGGCCTCCATGGTGAGCGCCACCTCCAGCAGCACCGCGCCCTCCGGCTCGACCACATCGGGCAGGTTCTCTTCCAGGAAGCGCGCGAAATCGACCTGGGTGAACTGCTTCCGGTTGCGCTCCATCCAGGTCGTGAACTCGACCGACCGGACGGGCTTGAACGTGGCCTTGTGCTCGCACCATGCGGGAGCGTCGGCGCTCTCGTGGTAGTCGATCACCGCCTCGAAGGCCTCACCCTCGTTGGCGAAGAACAGACGCGTGGTGGGCTGCTTCGCGTAGGCCTTCACGTACTCGATGAACGAGTCCGTGTCGTTCAGCGTGACGTGCTGGCGCACGCGCAACGGCTTGGGCAGGTACGCTTCGAGATCCTGAAGCTCATAATCCTTCGGGACCACGGCGTACACGCCTTCATTGGTGGGGACGACGATGCGCGGGTCGCCAATGGCGGCTCCAGCGGCAATCGCCGTCTGGGTGTCTCCGATGTGATCGGAGTCGTTGAACTGGGGCATGGCTAAATGACCTCCTTGAGATTCTTGGGCTGCTGGTCGAACTCGACCACGCGGAGCGGAAGCATCTGCTGCCGCGGATCGTTGCGGACGAGCTTGTTGTCCTCGGTGGCGTAGAAGATCGTCATGCCGCGCTCCGGCTCCGGCAGTTTCGTCTTCACCTGCGACTCGATCAGCAGCACGTTGCTGGTGCCCTTTGAAGCGGGCGCCACCTTCAACGTGAGCGTGATCGTGCCGCTTTTGCCGGTCTGCCGCACGGCGGCGACGACCTTTTCAAGCGCGTCGGACAATTCCGCGACCGCCGCGCCGTTGTTGATCTGAACGATGGTTTCCTGGAACATGGGTCTCTCCGTTTACTCGGCTGCGTCCGCGGCTGTGCCGGTCTGGACACGCCCGGCAAACTGCTGGCACATCTGGTGGAACTCGACGGCGCGCGCCTGCTCGTCGGGCGAGAGGCGGCGCAGGTACTTCATGCTGGCCCTGCCGTACGGCTTGCCAGCCGCGTTCTGGGCTTTCTCCAGTTCGATGGCCACGAGAGCGCCGTAGTACGGGATGCCCTGCGTGGTGAGCTTGACCAGAAACTGGCGCGCCGCTTTCACGCTGGTGGGCGGAAGCGAGACGACCTCGGGGAACATCGAATCGCCGCGCAGGAAAAACAACTGCTTCACCTGCTTGCAGGCCTGGCCGCCCCCTCCGTCCTGTGCCGAGTCCCACTTGGACATCGGACATGCCTGGCACGCGCCGCCATACTTCACATCGGCGGCCTTGCCCTGGACGATGCCCGTGATGGCGTCCGTCGAGGAGCAGTCGGGCGGCACGTTCCCGGCGTCTTTGGAGGCGTAGTATACCCGCGCGTCGCGCGAGAAGACGATGACGCCTTCGATCTTCGGCACGGTTTCATCGCCCTCCAGACTGGGGATGAGCCAGAGCGCCGCTCCGCTCATCACCTTGATTCTGGGCAGGTCGAACTCCGAGACAGTGCCGCTGGCGATGTTGATGGCGAAGGCCTCCTGGACAGCCGCCGCCTCATCGGGTGGAATGGAAAGCGCCTTGGGCGCCGTGACTTTTACAAGTTCCTGTGACAATGGATTCTCCTTTTCAAGCCTTGCGGGTGCTGAGTTTGTGAACGAACGAGAGCTTGAGCGTCTTCCCGAGAGGATCGGGAAGCGCCGCGCGCACGTCCTCGGCGTCGTACATGCGTTCTTCCTTCTTGAAGCGCGCCGCGACCTCGCGGGCCACCTCGCGAACGTAGGCGCTGAGCGAATTGCTGTTGTAGTTTTCGGCGACGTACTGGCCCAACTCGGACAGCTTCAGCGCGTCGGCCACTTCCTGGCGGTCGTTGACCGGGCTGGCGTAAATCTCCTGCACCAGCCAGATCGTCATGCCATCGAGGCGAACGCTCGGGTCCGCGCCCAACTCGATGAACTGCGGGATCAGCGCCTGTTCGAGATCGTCGATTTGCTGCTTGACCTGCTTCAGTTCGGCGTCCAGATCGCGCTTCCGCTTCTCCAGACACACGAATCCCTTCAACTGCTCTTGGTTCATTGCGTTCGTGCTCCTCGGGCTGGTTTAGTTCGTGATTTCAGCGAGGATCGACTCGATGATCTCGGCGCGCTTTTCGAGGGCGCGCATGATCTTCACATCCACCGTGTTCCTCGCGATCAGGTGGATGTGTTCTACAGGGTTCGTCTGGCCGGGGCGATGGGTGCGCGAGCGTGCCTGATCGTACTTGCCCAGGGAAAACGACAGTGAGTAGAAGATGCTGAACCTGGCACGGGTCAAATCGACGCCCTCACCACCGGAGTCGAGTTGCACGGCGAGCACCTGCGCCACGCCGTCTTGCCACTGTTTCAATTCATCGCGGCGTCCGGACAGTTCCAGGGTCTGGTAGTGGCCACTGGCTTTGCCCTCCTCCGTCAGTCCTGTTTGCAACGCCTGGCAACCCTCGTGGATAGCGTCAAGGTCCGCGTGGAACCGGCAGAACACCACCACCGGCTCGTCCCCGCCGATATCCTCCAGCGTGTCCGCGAGCAGCTTCTGCTTGGAGTTGTCGATGCGCTGCTCCACGCCGTCGTCGGTCTTGGCGATGCCGTTGGCCACCTGCTGCAGCCGCAGCAGCTTAACCATGGCGTTCGCGGCGGTCACCATGCCGTCGCGCACCTGGGCCACGAAGTCTTCCTCGATATCCTTATATATGCGGCGCGCTTCGCTGCCCAGGTCGCAGTGATACGTGACATCCGTCTCGGGCGGGAGGTCGAGAACCTCTTTACCGACCCGGTAGGTGACCCGGCTCATCAGACGTTCCAGTTCATCGAGCTTCTGGAAACCGGTGATCTGCTTGCGGAGGTAGCCGCCCATGACCGCGTACTTCTGGCGGAACGCCGCGAACGACGGCCCAAAGATGGTGATGTCCGCAAAACGCAGCGGGGCGAAGATGTCCATCGGACCGTGCGGCATAGGCGTGCCGGTGAGTAGCACGCGATGCAGCGCCTTGGTCCGCAAGCGCTTGAAGAACATGCTGGCCTTACCGCCCGGCGCCTTGATGCGGTGCGCCTCGTCGGCGATAACAAGGTCCCATCGCTGCTTCTCGGCCCATTCCGCGAACGGCTCGCGCCACGCGGAATCGTAGTTGATGACGGCCACAAATGGGACGCCGCGCGCCTCGGCAAGGCGCAGTTTTTCCTGGGCCAATTCCATCTTCTTCACGACGCTGCCGATGTCCTCGTCGAGCGCGACCACCACCATGTCAATCGCGACGTGGCGTTCGAACTGCGTGAGCCACACCGGAACTACGCGCAACGGGCAGGAGATCAGCACACGCTTGGCGGCGAGACCCAGCAACAGCAGGCAAGCCACCAGACTCTTGCCGGTGCCCATGCCCATAGCCAGCAGGATTCCGTGCTGACCCTGGCCGAAGTGATCGAGACAGAATTTGTAGGCGATACGCTGGTGCCGCCACGGTTTCGTTCGCAGGCCGGCGGGCAACTCGACCACGATTTCCGGCTCCTGCGGAACGGAGATCGACATCACATCGGGCGCGGGCACCGGCAACGCATCGGGCACGGGAGGAACGAGCGGGACGACGTTGCCGGGGACAACCGCGCCCGCCAGGAGAGCGGTGGCCTGCTCACCGTCGAGCTTGATTGTGATGCTGGTGGTGAGGAGCAGCTTGAAGCGGTCGGACTCCAGGACGCTGCGGAGCTTCTTGCGGAGGAGCGTGGCGGTCGCTACCGTGGCGGGGAGCGACCAGGCCTTACGCGCGGCGTCCCACCGGCTGCCCGGAATCTGTCGGCAGACGAACAGGTCGGCAAATGACGGTCGCACGATGATGCGCCCGGAGTCGATGTCCGCTGTGGTCATGCCGCCCGCTTCCTGGCGCGGCGAATGCGCTCGCGCGCATCCTCGATGGCCTGCTGGACCGGCTCGGACGTGGCCCTCCCCGTGAGCACCGCATAGATCATAGCCTTGGACCTCCCGGAGATCTCCGCTGTTATCTTGACGAGGTCGCCGTACCGGTGATTGACCCTCTTCCCGCGCTTGCGCGCAGTGCTCTCCTGTCGGATTGTCACGGACGGCTCCTGTCTCTAAAGAATGAAACTCGAATGGCAGACGGGCAGGCCTCCGCTCAACGGCAGGAAACAAGAAGGAATGCCGGTGTGGCGTTCCCGAATCGCCCGTGTCCCTAACAGCGACCCCAGATTCTCTGAAGTACCACTCGAAGTTAATCTGATTGTGATGGAGGGTCAACCCCTTGAGAAACAGCGATGTAGCCCTTTTTTGTCGCAACTTTGAGTCCCGTTGGGAGTTGCAAATCCGAAAATAAATTGCTTTATAGCTATAAACTGTGCGACGGCAACCGAATTAGAAATGGAGAGTCCATGGAAGTGGAACAGCGGAAGGGAGTTGGCTTTCCTGGTGGCCTACGGGACCAGGGGTCGCAGGTGGGGCAGGGCTGTTGCGGAAAGAATGAACCAGAGAAATAATCGCGGGTGGGATGGAGAGCGTGAACGCCGGATGTGAGGGGTGATACTACGCCTGATCTTCGGGCGGCGGTACGTGCGGCTGATGGAAGATGCAGCCAACCGGTCCACGCTCCTCGCATCTGCGCTCGATGCGGTCCAGCACTCTGTCGATCCGCGAAACGTCGTGTGCGATGCCAGTCCGAATCTCCGCGACCAGCACGGCTGTCACATACTTGCCGTTCAGCAGTTGAAGCATGTCGTCCTTCCACTCAACGAACTGCTTCACCAGCGCAATCTCGGCCGCCGCGGAGTCGGCCTTCATCTGCGCCTGGAGCGCAGACAGACGAAGGCCGACGTACACGTTGATGCCTCCGGAAACCACCGTAAGGATGGACACCGCGATAGTGATGTCTTGCGCGGTCATGCCGACACCTCAAGGCGCGCTTCCGCGATTGCCTGGGCCACATTCTCCTGGCCGGCGATCGCCGCCGTCAATCGCGCGTAGTCGGGATCGGTGGCGTAGACGCGCGCAACCGCCGCAATGAGCGTGTGCAGATCGCGGTCGTTCAAATACTGCTGCCAAGCTGCGTGGTACGGCGCGCCGTTGGTGATCAGCCACGCATAGTCGCGGCAAGAATCCTCGAGGGAGTCGTAGTCGGCAAACTGGAGGTCCTGCACGATGGACTTTCCGTTCACAACCTCGCGGGTTGTCACCGTGCACCACTTCGTGTGGCGGGCGGTGCGTTTAATCCCGAAATAGTTGGCGGTTCCGGCGGGCTTGGCGCCCCACTCGGATTCCAACGCCCACTGCGCAATTAGCAATTGTGCGGGGCATCCGGTCTGCGCTTCCAGCGCGACGGCGATTTGCGCGACCTGATCGAGTCGCGATTGGAGATCGTCCATATAGCACCTCTGTTGGGGTCGAATCAGTAGATAAACGAACTGTCGTCGCTCGTGGGCAACGGCACCGGCCATGCGTACAGGCAGATGTGGTCGTAAGCCCAGAGCTTGATTGCCGGAAGCCCGAGGCGGCTGGCGTTCACGAACTCGCGCATCCACGGCCACGTGCCGTAATACAGGCCCATCAGGTAACGGCAGTGGGCCTGGTCCCAGGAAAGTTCCTTCCATGGGTACTGCGCACACCTGGTCGCCTGGTCGAGGTTGTGATTGATTCCCGGATACTGGTAGCCCTCGATGAGGAACGTGTCGAAGCCGGAGCCTGCCCGCGCCGTCCATTGCGAGGGCAGATTGATGTACCGTGTCAGCTTGCAGTTGTTCGGGTCGTTCACATCCATTGGCCAGAGCAACTCGAACACGGCAGACGGGCATTGCGAAAGGACGGAACTCTGGATCGCGGCCACGTAGTTGTACAGGCGCGTCCGGAGGAAGTTCGCGTCGGCATAGCTATTGACCGATGGATCGTCGTTCGGCGTATGGAAGGTCGCCAACGCTCGGCCCAGCGCCGTCTGCGCAGCCGCCGCCGTATCGGCGTCGCAAAACGCCATGCCGGACGCGTTCGATTGATACCACCAAAGGATTTCGCCGAACTGGAGCTTGGGCGTAAGCCCGGCAGCCAGCATCAGGCCGGCCACCGCAGCATGTGCCTGCGCCATGTAGTTCTGCGGTCCGGCACTGAAAGCAACCTGCGAACTATTCAACGTCCCGAATCCGGTGGCGGTTTCGACCGCCGTTCCGTCGGGGAAGCGTTGGACCCAAACGGCGCCACCGGCGGGATTGTCCGGCGGCTGCACCAGTTCCTGCGAGAACGAGCAGACGGCGCTCATGTTGTTCGCCTTGAGCTGATTGAAGAAGTCCGTGCTCCAGTCTCGGAACGCCCGGTTGAGCACCGGCGTCTGGGTTGGGTCGATCACCCACGTAACACCGTAGGTTCCGTCCTGAAGATCTCCCGTCACCGCGGCCTGGCCGCTGCCGGTGTTCGAGGTGGGCAGCGCCGTGTACACGTGGTACTGCCACACGCTGCCGAAGGAATGGGAAGTGATCGTGAGGACGCTGCCCGAGGCTGTGGCCCAGACGCCGTCGAAGATCGCGTTGATGAAGTTGGCGAAGTGCCGGGCAATGGTGCTGGTGCTGTCCTGCCCGCCGAAGACTGTTTTGCCGATCGCCGAGCCGCCGACGTGCAGCCAGACGACATCCTGATCGTTCCAATTTCCGGAGAACGTGATCGTGCATTGCGGGTAGGACGGATTGGAAGCCACCGACTGCTTCCACCAAAACACGCCGCAGTAGTGATCGATCTCGCCCAGCAGCCCGAGCTTCTGAATGTTCCAAACCAGCCTCTGCGGTGAAAGCTTGTACGTGTTGTCCGTATCGAAGTCGGTGGCTACCGCCACGGCGGTGGTCGTCGCAACCGGATCGGGAACGTCGCTCGCGACCGCGCATTCCAGGAAATCGAAATAGAAATACCAGCCATGGCTCGATGCGTTCTTATTGCCCGAGAGCGTGATCACCACCGTGTGCTGGCCGGCGGCGACGCCGGAGAAGAGCAACCGCCGCGTCTGCGAAGTGTTGGCGGTGGGATAGTAGCAATCGAGCGTCACCGGTGCGCCGCCGTCGAGCGTGGCGGTCACGATGCCGCAGGTGGTATCGAGGCGTGTGCCGACATAGATATCGTGCGTGTACTGACAATGCGTCTCAACAGTGACGCTGGCCCCGGAAGCCGCCGCCCGGATCGCCCGTCCCTGGCTCCAGAAGGCGAACGCACCGTTCACCGGGTCGTTGCCTGGCGCGGCCTCCCAGTACCCGGTCGTGTTGACCCACGTGCTGTCCTCTTCGATCCGGACTGACCCGGGTCCGGCCACCTTGAGCGCGCGCTTGCTGGTCGGGCTGCTGGTCACCGTCCAGTTGGTGACGACCATCTGCCACTCGGTTGACTGGTAAGCTCGGCTGTTCGGGAGCGCGGGAGCGATGGTCCACCAGACCTTGTCCACGCTGCTCCAGCCGAGCGCCGTGAAATCGATGTGAACGTGCCAGGATACGTTGTCCGAAGACCCGCCCGCCAGGTTCCAGTTGGTCGCAGTGAAGTACAGCCGCGCACTGCTGTTGTTGTCCGTCTGATAGAACGCCACCATGTTGCCGTCGGCGCCCGGCGTTGCGGTGATCACCAACTGGTTCGGCGCGACCACGGTGGCGGCGAGCACGGCGGGGCCGTTCAGCACCCAATTGACGGCGTTGATCTGCTGAGCAATGGACTGCAAGATCGTGGAGGCGCTGACCTGTGACAGCGAGTCCGCGGCCGATCCATCGGAACTCGAAACGGCAACCGGCCCCGCTACGCCGGCTTTCAACGTGATGAAAATCTCGTTGCCATAGGTCCCGCCCGTGGTGGCCGTGCAGTTCGGATCGGACGCGTTGATCTGGCCGGCGATGTTGTTCGCCACGCCCGCACTGTTCAGCGAATCCTCCAGGCAAGAGTACGTGGCCGACCCGATGGTGACCGAGTGGTTATATGCCGCGTTGCCCTGCCACCACATCGCCTGATCGGTGGTTGTGTGCGACGCCGAAATCGCCGGGCTGATGAACGATTGGTTCTGATACCACAGCGTCACCTTGTCGCCGGGCTGCGGGCTGTTCAGGTTGAGCGTGAACGTCGCCGACGCGCCCGTGCGGCCAGTCGTGTTGCAGGTGACAGTGATACCGGACGTGCCGAACCACGTCACCTTCTGGCCCACGCCGTTCACGGTGCAGTCGAGGGTGTTCCAGTCCGTCCAGGCGTTCTTTAGCGACTCCCAGGACTGAATGCCCTGCCAGGTCACATCGAAGTCGAGCACGAGACCGGTGAGGTCGCCGTCCGGAAGGTATGAAAACAGAGGGTGTCCGAACGGATCGTCCTTTTGAAACAGAACCAGCACCGCGAAGTCAGCCATGTCGCGGAAGACGCCGGAGACGGTGAAGCCCGTGTCGGACGCGCCCCATAGTGCGGCCGCTGCGCCATAGTCGTCAAAGCCCTGCAGCGCAATGGTGCGATGCGGTTGCAGTTTGTAGATCTGGTCCACGTGATTTACGAGTAGATGAACACCGAAAGGGCTGATCCCGGAAATGTGGTACCGACTGCCGTGATGCCGATTGAGACCGCTGTATTGGCCGGGATCTGCGAGAGGGCGCCAATCTGCGACGGCGTGGCGACCACTACGGTCTGGCCTGCCGGAATGGTCAATGTGAGCCACGCCGTGGTGCCGACATAAATCGTGAACGTGATCCCGGAGCCTGTTGGCGCGGCCTGCACATAACCCTTCACGTCGCCGACTGTAACCGGGCCATTCAAATACAGCGGTTGCGCCGCGTTGGATTCGACGCCCAGCGTTCCTTGCATCTGGAACACGAGCCCTGCAACCTTCGATAGTCCTTCCGCTCCGAACACCCAATCCTCGCGGATCGGCGCATCGCCGTCGGGCAACTCGTTGCCGTTCACGTCCACCGTGAAGCCTGCGATCACGAGGGTCTCGTCCACGAAATTGCTGGTGGGCATGTTGATCGTTGTCACCGCCAGCGGGTTGCCGTTGTCGAGAGATGTCGTGTCGCAGGAGTACGGCCACGTCGGTTCCTCGACGATCCACACATCGCCGGGATTGATGAGCATTGGGAGGTCCCACGTGAGGGTGGTCGCCGTATTGGAGACGATCTTGCGCGGCGGCGTGCCGCGCGAGGCGCCTTGAATTACGCGGATCAGGTTGCCGACTTCCGCTCCGGGCGTCATCCCCGTGGGATAGGCGATGTTCTGGCACCCGGAATCCGTGATGGAGGTGAGGTTCGCGGAATTCGAGGCGTCGGCGTTGTACCGGACCACCAGGCAGTCTCCCGCCTGCACGATGCCGTTCGGGTCGGGAGTGACCCCGATAGTTCCCGTGCCGGAATCCCACGAAGTGACCGTCGCACTGAAGTACGGCGTGGCGCTTTCCGGCCTGCCGATGATCGAGATGATGCGGCCCACCGGCGTGAACGAAGGATTACTGGATGGCGGGCTGCCTTTCAGGTACCCGACCACGAGCGCCCCGGTTGAGACGCTATCGACGGGCGCGCCGATGATCCCGCCATGAATCTCATGCTTGGCTTTCAGCCGGACCTTGCTGACATACGGCGACGGCAGTGCCCACGTCGAGCGCACCAGCGGCCCGCCGAACGTAATCGATCCGGGAGTGTACGTGTTACCCGCGCCCGCCGTCAGCGTTCCGGTTGCCTGCGCACAGATTAGGTCGTCTTGCGTCGCGACGAACAGCACATAGGGAACGAGGCCCGCGACCGCCGGCCACGTGATGCCTTCCAAGGTGAAAATGTCCGTTCCGGAGGCCGAGGTCCCGATGATGGCGATATTCGACGGGGCCGAAGGAAGCCCGCTTGAATCGATCGCACAGATGGCCACGCGCAGCGTCACGTTGGCTGGCAACGACCCGCCTGTCGTAGCCTGTGAGATCGATCCAATTCCGGGCGCACCCGCGCCGGTGGCGCTGAACTCGTTCACCGGCAACTTCCCGGTCACCACCAGGTTTGCGAGCATGCTGCCGTCGGCCATCTGCGCGTAGGACTGGTTGGTATCAAAAGTCCACTCGCCCGGAAACAGCGCGTCATTCGCCGCCGCCTGGATCTGGTACGGCGCCCACGCCGGGCCGAGCGGAATCTGATAGAACAGCGGCGGCAGCGGGGCGGGCACCACGTCCATCGGCTTCGGGCCAACGTCCAGGTCGTACATCGAGTCGGTGACGGTCTGCCCCTCGATCTGCACCGACCAGTCCTTTTTCAGCGTCCACCGCTGAATCCTGAAGGACATGGTGATGATCTGGAACGGAAGGTTGGTCCCGTCGCCCGGCGCGGACGCCAGCAGCAAACCGGTCACCGTTTGGTAGGTGGGGTCCGTGGTATAGCCCGTGATCAAGACCTGCACGCCGTTGATCACAGTTTCCTTGTTCTTCATGGACGTGTCAAAGGCGTCACCGCTGGCCCAGGTGACCGAGGTGCCGGTGACGTCGCACGTCCCGTGAAGTCCGGGGACGTCCGGATGCGTCATCGAGACAACTTGTCCGACTTCGTTACCGAGGCCGAGCAGCGTGGTCTGCCAGGCAGCGGTGCGCGCGTCGCGCCACTCCGTGTACTGCACGCCGCCGATCTCTTCGCGCGTGCGCGTTGCGCCGATGCGCAGCGCCTGGCTCAGCGTCGAGCACCCCACCGAGTGCATCTGGCTCGTGAGCGGAGATCCGGCCCGCCCGTAGTAGGCCGCGTGGCCCTTGTCGCAATACTCAGCCGTGTTCGCCTGGTACTGATAGGCAACGTCCGCGAATGAAATCACCAGGTGTTCGAACCCGGCTTGGATCGGTGTCAACCGCAAGCTTTGAAACAGCGAGTTGGCGAGGGTGTAAGCATCCACGGCGCTGGCGTTTATCCGGCAGCCGAGCTTGAGCTTGCCGAACTCCCAGGTGTAGAAGCCCAGGCAGCAGTTCAGCACCTCGGTGAGCCAGTCGCGGAACGGCTTCTGGCTGCTGATGATCCCCTGGAATTGGAACTGCGTCTCGACGCCGGTTCCTAGGATGGCTGCGACCTGGTCCGCTGCGATCTCGGCTGCACCGCTTCCATCGCCCACGATCAGCGACGGCAGCACGAACGTGGCGAGCTGCGCAGACGAAGCCGGGCCGGAGCCGCCGGCGGGATTCGAGCCGCTGGACGGATCACCATACAAACCCATCGCGCGCAGTAGCATGTTGACGGCGATCCAGAACGGGTTGATGAGTCCCCTGATGGCCGTCCGGTTGCCGTTCTGGTCCCACGTCCAGCCCCACATGCCGTAGTCGATCGGAACGGTCATCTGGTGCTGGTCGGGCGTGCTCGGCTGAATAGTGGTGGATTTGACGATGCGGATCTCGCACGCCGCCGTGCCCGCCGCATACACGTTCGGCTCCCAAACCTGGGGCGTTCCTTGGCCGAGCGAGAAATAATCGGTACTCGAATTTGCCGGATCGCTGCCGGTGATGTACCGCAGCCCCATGCCCGGCTGGTATTTCGTGATGTTCAGGTTGCCGTCAACCTTCAAGCCCTGCCAGAGGTACCCATCGACCATGGGAGCGACCACGTAGCGGTAGCCATCCGCGTTCGTGACGACCATCGATGCGGTGAACCCGCCAAGAGGCCCGGCGCTGAGAATACCGAGCGAGTCGGCATAGCCCGATTCATCGCGATACGCGACCATCAGCGCGTTGGCCATGAAAGCATAAAGCGGATTGCCGCCGCTATTGCACCAGATCTCCGGCAGCGAGAGCCCCCAGACCGTATCCGAGATAATCGACGTTGCTGTGACAGTGTTGCGGCCGAAGCCGAGAAACCCAGTGGAATCGTCCTTGATAACGACGCCTTGCGGGTCGGACTGCTGGGCGCCGAAGTACGGAGCCATGCCGTGGACCTGGCAACCGTTCGCCGATTCGAGGTAGTAGTCGCAGCTTGTAGGATCGCCGCCCGCGGCCGTTACCGCCGCAGCGCTCCGGCCCTTCGACGCCCACGGGCAGTTCACGCCATCGTTGTAGGTCTTCCAGCACTGGCGGCTAAGTTGCCGCTCGGGGTACTGGTTCATGATCTGGAAGAAGCCGTCGGAGCACGTCACCGGGAAGATCGGCGTCCCATCGCTGGTGAAGTTCTGGATGACGCCCTTCCACAGTTGCAGCAGAACCCCAGAGTTGACGTGGAACAGGCAAAGATCGATCTCAGCGTACTTCAGGTCAGTGTCGTTGGCGAGTTGCGTCATCACGCGGTCGCCGTTGCCGAAGGTGAAGCGGACGTTATCGGACGTGCCTTTGATGTCCTGCGCGATCAGCACGTCGGAGCCCGGCTCACCGATACCGATGAGCCGCGGCAGGTAAAGCTGCCCGGCGATCGTGACGCGCCGGTCGGAGAGATAGATGTCAGCGACCGCGGATTCGCGCACGCGGATGTGCACCAGGGGAACGATCTGCTGTACTTCGGACAGCAGCGCCGTAGACAGCGCGGTAGAGGGAAAACGCAGGCAGGTGGAATTGACCGCGTAGGTGGGGGCTTGTGTCGGATCGACGACCTCGATGAGGTTCAGTCCGACCTGGGCCGCGTTGCGGAGGTACTCGAAGGAGATTGGCGTCTGCTCGAAGGTGACGAGCACGCCGGTGGTGGTTCCATCGGGATTGGGGACGGCGTAGGTGAACGCCTTCCACGGCCCCTGCATCGCTTCCCAAAACGCCTTGAGCTGGTTCGTTTCCGCCCAGTTGAGGTTGGGCCGTTTGAACTGGAACTTGCGGGGGCCGATGCCGACGTAATACCGCTGCTCCTGCTTGGCGTCGAGGCTGCCGAAGCGGTGAACGATCACCGGGCGCTCGACGGAGAAGCCGAAGGGGTACTGTGTGGTGAGCGGGAATGCCTGGCCGGAGTTGATCACCGTGGGGACGGTGATGCGGCCGATGGTGTCGGACATGGCTTGTGGAAACGGATTCGGCGAGCACGACCTTCAGGTGTGCCCGTGAAGATCGGATGGATTCAAAGGGCGAACGGGCTGGGCTGCGAAAAAAAGGGTTTTACTTGGTTTCTCGGTATGTCTTCCCGGTCCACCACGACGTCTTCGTTGTCGTGGTGTGCTTGGTCCCGGAAGCCCCACCGGTGCTCTCCGTGTACTGTTGTCCGGTGAGCAAACGCGTCTTCTCCTCGGCGGTGGATTTTACCGATCCGTCGGGACCTGTGGTTTCCCGGTAGGGTGTGCCTGTCCAGAACCGCTCCTTCTTGCGCGTGATCCCGATAGTGTTCCCTGTCGGGCTTTTGTGGCGTCGCTGGTCGGTGCCGGTCCAGAACGTCTTCTCGTCGGCTGATTCGGAGATGAGCTGTCCGATGCTGTTGTACGTCCGAAACACCGTTTTCCCGAAGAATGTCTCCTCCCGTACCGTCTTGAAGGGCTTGTGGCGGAACTTCTCTCTACACTCCGGGCATTTCTTGGGGAGGTCCCAGCCGTGCTCTTTGCAGTTGATCTGGGTTCCCATTGGGATCGTGAAAGTGTTGTTGCAGTGTTCACACTCGGCGTTCTTTGGGGAGTATTCGCGCTTGCACTCGTCACAGAACTTGGGTGGGTGGTCCCAATCGCGGTTTGCTCGTATTGTCTTACCGCAGTGCTCGCAGGATTTGTCGTACCACTTGGCTTCTCTGGCCGCCTTACAGGTTTTGCATACGCGGGGCTCGTGGTCCCAGTCCCGGCAGACGTGGATGTTGGCTCCGCAATCCTCGCAGGATTTGTCGTACCACTTGGCGTCATTGGCTGCTTTGCACTCTTTGCAGAACCGTGGCCGGTCCCACTCTTCGAGGATGTGGACCTCATGTCCGCATTCCGTGGCGTAGGTCGTCTGCCACTTCCCCATAGCTGCAACAGCCTCGTCCTTACTCTACTCCATTCTATTCCCCGATTTCCCAGATGTAGACACCTACGCCACCTCGACAAGTTCGAGGCCCTGCACGTTCGTCCGCGCGATATCCGTCGCCTGTGCCCAGTTGCCGCGGAACACCACTGTCACGCGTCCCTGCGTGTTGTTGCCGGTGGAATCGTAGTTGCTGCCGATCTGCTGGCCGGACGCCACGTCGAACGGGTTGTAGAAGGCGAACGGGGTCAGCCCGGCATTCTGGGATACCCAGAAGCTGTAGAGCGCCGAGAGCACCGATGCGCTCAATCGCTTGCTGAGCCGAAACGTACGGCGGGAGGTCTGCGCGAGCTGCGACCGCTGGATCGTCCCGTCGTGAAACTGGTTCTGGAGCTGCACGTATTCGCGCAACTCCGTAAACGCGGTGCACAGCGAAGCGGGCATCACCCCGTTGGGGGCGGATTGCACGAGATTTCCTGGCATTGGATCACGCCACCGTCAGGCCGGGAAGCTGCATGTTCGCCGATTGCTGCGTGCGCCCGTAACTGGAATACTGCGCCGCCATCGCTTGGTCGGTCACGAACTGCGGCGTGACGAACTGTCCGGTCATGAAGTTCGCCGCGTCGTTGCCGCTGATGTTCAGCGAGAGGTAGGTCGCGCCGCTGCCGCCAGCGGTGTTCGGGTTTCCCGGCGTGGGATAGGTGCCCGCCGCGATGCCGCCCAGCGTCGGGATATTCGAGGCGTATACATGAGCCTGGCCATCTTGGTAGCTGGCTTGTTGGTAGACCTTGCCGCCCTGCTCCACGAGACTGCCGGCATACGGCGTCGTGGCCGACAACGGCATCTTCTGACCCGTGGCTTCAGAGTACAGCATCACAAGTTGACGGACGCTCGGCGACCTCACGGCCACCGCAATATCGCCGCCGAACTGCGACTGTGCGATTTGAACGACCTGCTTGATGGTCCCGCTGTTGGTCGGGATGCTCACGTTATAGATCGACTTGATGTCGTCATGCGCTTTCTGGGCTGGCGACTTCACGCCGAGCAGTTTCTCGATGGCGCCAACCTCGAAGCCAAGCGAAGCGCCCACCCCCGCGCCCAGCGGCCCGCCGATCTGATCTCCGATCAATGCACCGCCAGCGGCCCCCTGAAGAGCGCCACTCCATGTGCCGGCATCCGTAATCAGCCCATGGGTCGCGAGCATCATCCCGGCAGCACCGGCGGCTGGTGAAGTCGCCGCGCCCTGCAGGCCGCCGGCAAGATACCCGCCCGTGGTGCTCGGATAGGCGTCCCATGCATCCTGATTCCACACCGAACTCTTCAGGCTCGACAGCGACTTCGAAAGCCCGCCCTTGGAGAACAGGCTGTAAATGCTCGAGGTCCCACCCTTCGCCCCAGTGCTGCCACCTCCAAGGATCATCGACAGCGGGTTCATGCCGGCGGTCGAATGAGTGGTGGGGAGATTCACCAAGTCGGCGAAACTGGGCCCGGACACCGGAGCCGCTCCACCACTGGCACCGGAAGATAGCGGAACACCCGCGCCGCGCGAACTCCATGGAGCCGGGGAGTAGCCGCCCGGCGAGGCGGGCATGCTCATCGTGGCGGGCGCCGAAATCGAGGGAACCGAAATGCTCAAAATGCCCGCCGCGCCGCCAGGCAGCGAGGGCGCCGCAACTCCCATGCCCGCCGCAAGAAAGCCCGTCAACGCCGCCATCACCGCGCTGTTCTGCATGGTAGCGGCGGTGTTCTGGTCAGTGGACACGCGCACCGGGTCCTTCGATGTGCCGCGCAACATCCCGTTTAGTCCACCCTGTCCGTCCGGCCCGTAGATGATCGGATGGAGAATATTCGCCGCCGCGCCGCCCAGCGTCTCAGTAACCGGCTTGAGCACGGCGGTGTGGATCGTGCTCACCAGGTCCTTGCCGAAGTTCTTAGGCTTCGTGAATAGAACGTCGATTAGCTTCTCGGCCTGTTTCTGCAGGTTGTCGAACTGCGACTGGATCTCCTGCTGGCGTTTCTGCTGAAGCTGCGCCTCCTTTTCCTCGAACTGATCCTGCGCCTGGGCGATTTCAGTGAACAGATCCTTCTGCGCCTGCGCCGCCAGGACGGAGCGTTTCGCCGCGTTCTCTTCTTTCGATATCCGCTCCGCTTCGATGCCCGCCAACTGCACGGCCAGATCGAGTCTGATCTGGTAGGCTTCCTGCGCTGCTGCCTCGTCTTTTCGCGCCGCCATCTCCCGCTTTTCGGCCTCGGACATTGCCATCGGCGTTTCCTGCCCGGCAGTCAGTTCCGTCATGCGCGCAGATCGCGCGGCGCGCCGCCGCAGTTCGTCCCGTTGCTCCTGGACTCCGATGTCCGCGATCCGTTCCTGCGCGGCGAAGCCTTCCTCCCACTCCTTCATCTGCTCCTTCGAAGGCATCATGAGGGCGAGCATTTTCTTGCTCTGCTCGGCTCGCTGCTTCTCGTCGTACTTCTCAAATTCCTCCCATGCCTTCTTCGATATGACGGCTGCCTGCTCGTCGGCCGCCTTGCGGATCGCCGCAATCTCCGATTCCGACGCCTTCACTTGCGCGGCCTGTTTCAGAAGTTGGTCCCGCTGAAAGTAGATCTTGCCTATTGCATCGAGTTCGGCTTCGTCACCCTTCTTCTCGAACTCTGCCGCCTGGCGACGGAAATCCTTGAGCTGCTCCGCGCCCTTTGCGGTCGCGTCCAGCGCCGCCTTGCGGCGGGCTTCGGTAGCTTCGGCGGTCTGGAGTTGTTGGCCCAGATCCTGCGCTTGAGCCTTCGTCAACGGCTTGTCCGGTTCGAGCAGTTGCTTCTGGAGCCGCTCGACATCCTTCTTAGCGTCGGCGTATGCCTTCTCCATGCCCTCGTGCGTGCCGAAGAATCGGGCGCGAATACGATCCGTCTCCTCCTTGCCGGCCCGCAGGTCTTTCCTCTTGGTGGCTGCCTCGGCATCATCCAGCATCTTCTGCAACTGCTGAATCTGGCCCTGAATGTCGTCCGCACGCTTCGCGCGTGCCTCCTCGTCGCGCGTGGGAGCGATGGCTTGCAGAATGCCGAAATCGCCGACCAGCCCCTGCTGTTGGGCCCGCAAATCCTCGATTTGCTTCAAGGTGGCATCGCGATTCTTCATGATGTCCGGCGCCCGGCGTTCCAAGTCGGCCACTTCCTGCCGATGTCCGGAGATCGACATCTTCGCCCCGATGCCGCCCGCCGCCCGAATGTCGGCGGCATCCTGCATCGCCTGTTCCTCTTCGCGGCGCTGCCGTTCATCATCGCCGGCAGCCGAGATGTTGTTGAGGAGCCAATCGACGCCCTTCCCGACCCAGGTCACGGTAACGACCAGCCCTTCTTTGAACTTGCGGACCAGCGAGTCCCACTTGGTTTCGAGCACGGTCACTTCGCGCTGGTATTCGGAAAAGCGGCGGATGTCTTCCTCGGTCGGCCCGAAGCCCTGCTCGTGGGCCACGCGCAGGTTCTCGTTGAGTTCCGTCATGAACGGAATCGCCTCCACGCCCACCCGCTTGAACAGGTCCATGGCGGCCGCGTCCCGCTGAAGCCCTTCCGGGAGTTTGTTCAAACCCTCGGAAATCTCAACCAGAATCTCGGAGGTGGGCTTCATCTCTCCGGTGGCGGTGTGAAAATCGATGCCCATCCCGCGCAGGGTGGTCCGCACCTTCTCGCCCTCCTGGGAATTGTCGTCGGCAGCCTGGGAGAGACCGCGCATGAGGCGCTCAACAATCGAGATATCCTGCCCAACCGCGCGCGCCGCAAAACCGAACTGCCCGACTTCCTTCGCGGCCAAACCGGTGCGCAGTTCCGCGTCCTTCACGCGCGTGCCGTACTCGCCGAGACTCTTCGCCGCCTCGAATGCGGAAACCGCAATGGTGCCGAGCACAGCCGCGCCGGTCGCGACCGCGACTCCAAACGGACCGAGAGCCGTAAGCACGGACGAGAGTGCGCCCTTCGCCCCCTGGAGCGGGTTCTCCATGAACTGGCTGACGCGCTCGCCGAACGATGTGATCGATTCGGCCTGCTTACGCAACGCCTCCTCGGCTTCCTTGGCCGCTTTGACCGCGAGAGCTTCGCGCGCGGCCTTCTCCTCCATTGCGATCATCTTTTCGTAGGACCTGGTGATCGCATCGATGGCCTGTGGCTCGCGGTTGTACCGCTGTAACAGTTGATCCCGCTGGGTGATCAACCGGTCCACGCCGCTCTTGCCGTAAGTCTCGGCCTGCTTTTCGAGAGAGGCGATGAGCCGCTGGACCGAGGACCGGGTCTGATCCGAAATCCGGATGACCTTGCCGTGCGACGATTCCGCTTTCTTCTCGAAGCCGTCGAGGGCGGCGTTGGCCTTGTCCGTTATCGGGCTGACCTGGTCCTCGGCTTCGAGAATTACTCGTTCCGCTTGGTCTGCCATTTACGCTGCCTTGAGCATCACGAAGGGACGCGCCTGGAATGCGATGAGCACGGCCTGGCGGTCGCGCGGCGATACACCCCACTGCGCCTCGCGACGGTTGTTGAAGGCGGCGATCTGCGAAGCGGTCTGCCGCCGGCCAGGAAGGGACTCGTCGAGAAACCCAATCGCCGCGCGGTTCTCGTTCGCGGTCAGCACTTTGAGGCAGCGCAGGGTATGCCCACTCCAGGTCCAATCGCGGATTGGCTGGAGGCCGCGCGCTGCCTTGTAGTCGGGGTAACCGCGCCGGCCCGGCAGCCCTGGTTTCAGTGGCGCAGCGGTTTGGTCGAAGATGTTCCGCCCGCTCTGAATGCGTGCCCGGATCGAATCCGCCAGCACCTGCGCGAAGCCCTGCATTTCCGTGGCGGTGTAGGGCGAGTACACGAAGCGGGCGCGGCGGATGACGGTTTGGAATCGGGGCATGGAATCAGCACCGTGTGGTTCGAGCAAGGCCGGAAGGGTCGGTGGAAGACGGGGAGCACCAGGCATCCCAGACTTGCCGAGAAACTAGGAAGAGGCTACCTTGAAAGTATGAGCGAGCAAACTGCCCAGCTCCTGGATGCCTTCGAGGCGCTGCCGTCCGACGACAAGCAGGCATTCGCCGTGGAAATCATGCGGCGGACCCGCGAATTGCCGTTTGACTCCGGCCCGATCACCGACGAGGAGATTGGCGAAGCTGGCAAGGCGCTGTTCGCCCTCCTCGACCAGGAAGAGAATGCAGCCCACCCGAGGTGAGGTGTGGCTATTCGACCTCGGGATGGCGGCGAAGACCCGTCCCGTCCTGGTTGTGAGTGTCGCTTATGGCGATGCCGATCGCGCCATCGTTACCGTCGTACCCCACACGACTCAGCTTCGCGGCTCCCCTTTTGAAATCTCCGTGCGTGCCCCCTTCCTTCAACAGGGCGCCTTCTTGGTTCAAGGCATATCGACACACCCGAAAGCCTGGGCGATCCGCAAGATCGGCGCACTCACGCGAGACCAAATGGCGGCGGTTATGGCGGGCGTGCGGGATTGGTTAGGTCTCACGCAGGATTGACGGCTGAATTGTTTCTGACTGATACTGCTTGCCGCGGCCCCGGTGCGCCCTCTCCGCTTCTATTCTGCTCCTGGCGCTCAACCTCGATCAGTTCCAGCACGCGGAACTCCTCTTCCGTGATATCCGCCAGCGTGATCGTCAGCCCGATGTTCTTGGCGTTAAGGATGCGAAAGCACCGGCGCACCAGCGTTCCATTCGGTGTATCCATCGCCTCTTCGAGCAGGTTCTTCGGGCAGCCGGGCCCGTGGCTGACGTCGATGGCTTTCCAGTCCGCGCCACATGCTGGGCAGCCATCCAATTCCGTCTGCGCCGAGTAGCCGCACTTCCTGCAGCGGAAGACGCGGTCGGGGCAATCTTCATCGGAGCCACACAGCCCGCCCTGGTACAGCACGGACCGGATCAGGAATCGAACGCCCGGCTCTTCCGGCCAGTCGCCGGGCGCTGCTATTCCGGGTCTTCGTCAGCCTCGATGGCCAGTTGCGCGATGACCTCAGACACCGCAGCCGACTTGTGAACGATCGGCACGGCGCTCGCATAGCCATCGTGGGAGATGTGCAGCTTGTCGTAGAGCGCGCCGCTCGGCTCCAGGAATGCCCGCGTCTCAACCGACCGCCGCGCGGCCACCACGCTGGTCGAAGCCCGTTCGTGGTCCTGCATCTCTTTGGCGGACGGCATCCGCAGCACGTGAACCACGCGCGTGCCAGGGACCTTCACCTCGATCCGGTAGTTGATCCCTTCGCGCTCCACGCTGGCTACGGCACACCGTTCAATGCGGCCAATCACCATGCCGGCCTCGGCGTCATCAAACTCGGGGCCATCCTTGTCGGTGCGGATCTTTGCGAACAACTCCGCGTTGATCTTCGGCAGGTCCAGATCCTCGCTCTGCGACTTCCCGCGCCCCAGGAAATGGCGCACGGTGCGTTGCGCACGCGCCCAGGCGCACCATTCCTCGTCCGAAGGGAACCGCACCTCGCAGCTCTTCTCGCCGCCCGACAGGATCGGCACTACAAATGGCTTCGACGCATCGAAGCCAGCTTTCTTTTCGGCTTCCATTCAAACCTCCTATTGGCAGATGCCCGTTTGCGGCGTCATGACGGTCATCGTCACCAGCCCGTTGGTGGGGTCGTAGAGCTGGACACCGGTGATTTGAAGCGTCACGATGCCATCCGTGTTCCCCAGTTCGGCGACGTTGAAACCCATCTTCTGGATGAGCATCGTGAACGAATTGTTGGCGTCGCGGGTCACCGTGAACGTGGCGGTCCCGGTTGTCTGGTTGATCAGGTTCGAATACTCAGTCGATCCCGCCTGCACACGCACCACAAACTGCATCGCGAAGACGCGGTCGCCCCACTCGAAACGTCCCTGGATCTGGTAGCCATCCTGAGCGCCCGAGCCGGGGAAGAAGCCGGGCCGGAAGTTGTTCTCCCAGGAGGCGTCCATGGACACGAACTGCTTGGCGCTACCGCCGGAGAGGTAGTTGATGCCGTTGAACGTCAGCGCACTCACCATCCCAGCATTGAACTCATGGGGCGCATAGACGGCTGGGAGCGTGATGCCACTGGGCGAAGTGTACTGGCCGGTAGTCACGCATTCGGCGGAACACATCGCGCTCGCGCGGCCCGGCGAGTTCTTGATCGCCAGTTTCCACGATTTGACGGCGCAGCCCACCAGCATCTCGTCCAGCACCGCCGACCCACCGGGCCGAATCTGCTGCACGAACGAGAAGTACGGCAGCTCGAGGCCGGTCGGGTTCGTGGCTCCCAGTGCCGGAACGATGGTGTACGTGTACGGACCACTGCCGCTTACGGCGACGTTGCCGAGAGCGAAGGACATCGCCCATGCGAGAAACTCCGACGAAGCGTACTTCGAAATCTCGAAGGCCGGCATGTTGTAGTGCGACTTGAAAAGCTGCGTCGGGAACTCGTGGCCCTTGCCGATTTCAGCGCGGTCGTCCTCGTTCACCGGGACCTTGGCCCACGGCTTGGTGTTCAGATTGGTGTGACGCCAGATGGCGGCCGAGGCATTCGCCGTCCCGATGGCGGTCTGCTTGCCGAATCCCCAGCCCTCCATCAATTCATTGATGTTCGCCATGCTACTTCTTCTCCTGAGCCGGAGTTGCCGGCTTCTGGTTCGCGACTACTGGCGCGGGAACCTGATGCCAACCAGCCACCATCAGAGGCGTAAGCGCTGCGGCGGTCGCCTCGACTTCCCGCACTTCGCCCGTTGGCGATTCAAGAAAAATCCAGTCCATAAACGTTCTCCTCTATTCCCCGCCGGGATTGCCTTGTTCCACGAGCGTGGCCTGAACTTCGAAGTAATCGAGCGTTGCCCCGTCCGCGCTCACTACGACCGTGTTTCGCTGGGCGGATGGAAGATCCATGTCCATCGGGTAGCAATCGGGGTCGATCTGGAAATGCAGTAGCGATGCCCACGATGGAGCGCCCGTTGGTATTGCACTGACCAGCCGCCAGAACAGATCGGCATAGGTGGCGGTGGAATCCTGCTCCGGCGCGCGCAGGTAGATCGAGAAGCGATGCGCGAAGTGCAGCGATCCGCCAGTGAGACGCCGCGGCGTGGTGCCGTTCCAGGCAACCAGAATCGAGCCAGGCGGCATTTGCAGGATGGCCAACCGAAGATTGTTGTCGGTAGCCAGCCCTTCCATGAACGCGCGGACGTTGCCGCCGCCGATTGCAGTCACCAAGTCCGGGCAGGACTGAAGCGCGGTCACCCACTCGCCGAGGATCGTTTTTGGATTGATCACGGACCCGTCAACTCGCTCGCTGCAGCAGTGCCAGGTTGAGCATCCCGTACGCATCCGGCTGGCGCACAGTCGTCAACACGTACTGCGCACCCCACGCGGTTACCCAATCGCCCTTTGCCGGCGGATTCGAGAAGTCTGAAGGATTCACCGAGATCTCTTCGAAGTTCGCCATCGCGCCCGACTCATCGCGCACGCGAAGGTGGCGAATGGCCGTCACGGTGAACGGATTCCCCTGCGCCACGCCCGCCTGTACCGGTTGGTACACCACCGGCTCGCCAAACGTCTGCAACATGACGCCGTCTACGAACGCTTCGATGGTGGGCCAGTTTGGCATTTCACGTCCAATAGGCGACGATCAGCCCTTCGCCAGCGTTGTTGGCGTCGACGTAGTAGTCCGATGGCACAAGCAGATGCCTGGAGTCTTCCGCCCAGATCTCGTAAGCATCCGCAACCCCGCCACCAGCACCGGTGGGCCAGAACTCCTTGATCACGCCCGTGCCGTTCGCCTTGTTCATGCCGGAAACGCCCAGGAACACCCGCCCCGTCTGACCTATCACCGCGGCGAAGCGCATCCGCTCCACGCGCAGATTCGGGTCGCTGGTAACGGGGACGGGCGTGCCAGGAGTCGGAACCGGGATATTGCCGAACGAGTTTGCTTTCATCGGAATCAGAGCCAGGCCAGGATCTTGTACTTGGCGCTCGTCGTCACCGTCACCTTCACGTTGGTCGCGTCATGCGTTCCCTCGGTCACGGTGAAGACATTGGTGCTTCCGCTGTTGTCCGTGCAGGAGATCAGCACGCCTGCGGGCACCGCACCCAACCCGTGCGCGATGCTCTGCTGGGCGCCCGTGCCAGTCTGCACCGCCGACAAGAACTGCTTCTGCTTCGACGGGTAGATGCCCTTGAAGTTTGCCTGCGGACCCGCGCTCTGAAACTCCGGAGCGTTAACGGGCGTTTTTTCCACTTTGACTGCCATGTCTCTTCTCCTTTCCCGGCTTGGCCGGTTCGTGTTGGGGAAGCTTGGAGAGCGCCCGCTCCGCTTCAGCCTGTGTCCCGATTCGGCGCTGCTCATAGAGCTGCCGTGCGCGCATCAACTGGACCTTGTTTGTGGCGTCCGGAGCGGGATACTCATCGCCGACGTCAGACGGTGTAAAGCCCTGCAACGGGCGCAGGACGTAAAGCGGCGGAGCCAGGCCCCTGGTCAGCCGCGCCCACGATTCACGGCGAAGCATCATGTCTACACCGCCGAGATCACGTTGTTGAAGTAGAACCCGAGATCCGCAGAAACCAGGCGCATATCGAACGCAGAGTCGATCTCCACGCGATCCGAAGCCAGGTGCTCCATGCGGAACGTCTTGATGCGGACGCCGGCGCCGCCGGTGGTTCCGATCAGGCCCGTCCAGTTGAACACGTACCCGGCGCTGGGTGTCATCAGGCCGGCGTTCTTCGGACGGTAAAACAGCGCCGCGCTCAGGCCGCCGATGAACGCGTTGGATTCGGCCGCGCCTTCCGCCGCCTGGTTGTAGACGGCGTCGATGACCAGGACCTCTTCGAGTTCCAGGATTTCCGCCATGATCTGGCGGGTGGCCACTGCCGGGTTCGGCGCGGTCTGGCCATATTTGGTGCGGTCGATGAAGTCGGGATGATCCACGAGCTTATCGAACACCGGGCGGCTGATCACAAAGATATTGGGCGCAAAGCCGCCGCTCGACAGCCGCATCTGGGTCTTGGCGTGGCGGATGTCGGTAATAGGGTTGCCGTTGGGATAATTCGCGGAGTCCCAGTAGATCACATGGGTGGAATCCGCCGTTGCCTGGCCGCTGGCCTGGTTGGTCCAGATGCCGGTGCCGAAGAATTTCGAGACCCACTGGTTTTCGCGCCGAATCAGCGCCTTCTGGGTGAGGAAGATCGTGGCGTCGCGGTCGGGGGCGAGCGGCGAGTCGCTGTTGGAGCGGATCTGATCATCCACATCCTTGTGCAGCGACCAGACGTCGCAGTTGTACGTGCCGGTGGAATTCAGATTGTAGCCCGTGCCGGCGGATTCGGTAGCGAGCGCCCGCTTCTGCATCTCGTCGCGGTTGAAGTCGGCCCGCGCGTAGGTGTAGTAGAGATCGCTTTTGTTTTCGACCGGGACCGCCGGGAAGGCCTTGTCCGCGACGAATTCAACTCCGGCGGCCTCCTGAAGGTAGGCCACGGAGATGTTCGTCAGCGGTCGGTTAACGTGAACGTCCTGCAATGTCGGTTGAGGCATTTGTCGATTTCTCCTTTGAGTTTGTTGTGGCTCCGCTGACGGCTACATCTTGTACGGGCCGAGAAGCAGCGCGGGGATGATCACGCCAGCTCCCGCCGAGGCTGCCAGCGCGCGCGCCCGCACGAAATTGCCGGCGGTCGCAGTGATGGCCTGACCGCTGGCATTGGCCATGAGCGGATCGCCGGCATTGACCGCCGCGCCGGTCACCAGCTTGGTGATGCCGAGGATCGCGACCTCGCCTTCGATTCCCTGCGCGTTGGGTTTGTCCTGGACCACGCCATCGGCGACGGCGCCAGCGCCCGTGAAGTTGATCTGTCCGGACGCATTGACGGTCACGAAGTAGAACTGCGGATTCACCGTTCCGCCACTCGTGAGGTCCGCCGCGGCCGGAAGCCCTACATTACGTAATGTCTGTTCGAATGCCATGTCTGTTGGTCTCCTTTCGCCCTACCGGGCGAGGCGAACGCCGGCCCGCTCGAGCGTGGCGATCAGGCCCTTCGCGTTGTGTTGCGCCACGAACGCGCCGTAAACCTCGGGATGCTCTTCGAGCATCAGGGCGTATGCGCGCTCCTTGGTCAGCTTGGTGGTACCGCTTTCGGCGTAAAGATTGGAAGTCTCTTTGCCGCGATTCTGCCGGGCGTAGCTGGTGGCCTGCGCTTCAATTTCCTGAAGCGAGCCAACCGCGCCCTGGTTCGGGTTGACGTGGGATGTAATCATGCTCCTCTCGCTTTCGATCACGCGGGCGGCAGTCAGCTCCTCGCTGATTTCCGCCACGCTGAAGTACTGGCCGGTGGATTTCTTCTTGGTGAGGAGTTCTGCGGCCTTATCGGGACATCCGGCCATTTTGCACAGTGCGCCAATGGCTTCGATGTCAACTTCGGGGCGCATCTTCAACGCTTCGCCGGCCACGGCAGCCAGGCCAGTGAGCGGGGCCATGCCTTCCGGTTTCTTGGCGTCGCCCTTTACGTTCTCGCCGCAGGCGTGGCAGAATGTCGCATCCGCGTGAAGCTTGGTTCCGCACGCGTGGCAGAACTTCGGCTCGTTGTTTGTCTTCTCGTCGCCATCACTGGGCTTCTTACCCTCGGTGGCGATCGTCGTTTCATCGGGCATACTTGCTGTTACCTCCTTGGTTGTGGATATTGCGGCAATCGCCGCCGTTGATTTTTGGACCGGCTCGCCCAGCAGTTGACGAAGCGCGTTCATGGCATCGCCAAGCGTTCCGACCGCGTCGGCCAGAAGCGGAACGGCATTCTCCGCCCAGCACACCCCGGCCTGCGTCGCGATGATCTTTTCAGCGCTGGCCTTCCGGTTCCGCGCCACCGTTGCTACGAACTGGTCGTACTGCCGGTCAATTTCGGACTGGATGTCTTTCTCGGCCCGCTCCGACAGCGGTTCGTGCGGATTCCCATCGACCTTCTTGTCGCCTTTGAAGATGTAGGTGTACTTGAACCCCTGCTCGCCGTTGAACTTCGAATCTTCCGTGTGGAGCACGACGACGCCAACGGACCCGACCGCTCCCATGCGCGTGACGAAGATCCTGTCGGCCGCGCTGGTAAGAGCGTAGGCCGCCGAGAACGCGAAATCGTCGGCGACCGCAAAGATGGGCTTCAGGCCGCGAAGAGAGTACATGTAGTCGGACAGTTCAAGGCATCCCGTGGTCTCGCCGCCCGGCGAATCCACCTGCAAGAGGATCGCCCGCACTCCGGCGTCGTTCACCGCGTCCTGAAGGTAGCCCCCAATCTGCGCATAGGAACTGCAACCACTCAGCGCCGAAACCCAGGATTCCGCTTTCGTCAGCACGCCCTGGATCGGAATGATCGCGATGCCGTCGATCACCTGATAATCGCCGTCATCACCCTGCTCGATGTACGACGCGGCGAACGGATGGGCAGTCTCCGGTGCTCCCGGAATAAGCCCCAGGCGCGGGCCCAGCGCCTGCACCATGACGTCCAGCTTGGGCGGGTGAATCATGAGTGGCGTGTTCACAAACCGCGATGCCACACGAGTCAGATTCCTCATGGCTTCACGTCCACCTCGCCCTTGCTGGCATCCTGCTGGATCTCGCCTTCTGTCAATCCGGCGTTGCGCCCGGTCAGGACCTTCCGGCCATCGCTGTCGTAAGAGAGCCCAAGCTTGTCGGCTCGCTCGTTGTCCACTGTCTGCTCCGCATCCACCGCACCGGCGTCGCGCCCTTGCGCCGCCACCTCGGCAGAGCGCGTGGACAGGCCACTGCGGATGGCGTCGTTGGAAGCTTTGATGTCCTTTTCGGGGTCCACCCACGGCCAGCCGGGCGTTACCCACTGCACTTCCTCGAATGGCTCGGGATCTTTGCTGTACGCGTTCAGCAGGTCAATGCCGAACACCAGCGCCAGCATCGCCTCCCGCAGCCAGCGTTTATAAACCGGGTGGCAGACCTGGAAGATGAAAACCGAATGCTGATACTGCTCGCACTTGCGGCGGAACTCCAGCAGGCCAGCGCGGATCGAAGAATAATTAATCCCCGACAGGTCACCGCTGATCTGGTACTCGGCGAGACCGGCGCCGCTCGAAAACGCTTGCAAGCAGGTTCGGATGAACGATTTGAAATCGCCGCTGTCCTTGGCCTCGGCGAACGACACCTCTTCGCCGAAGTTCAGTACCTGAAAGGTGCCAGGTTCGAGCTTGCTGATCTGCGTCCCCGGCTCCGTCTGGCCCGGCCCGTTCTGATACTGGTCCGGGGGGATGATCGGATTGTCCGGGCTGGCCTGGGTGATGAACCCGGTGATCATCGCCGCGAGTTTCTTGCGGACGATCTCGGCGTCTGTGTATTGCTCCAACTCGTAGAGCTTCGCGATTACCGAAGTAAGCCACGGCTGCCCCCGGAACTGGCCGGCGCGGATCGGCTTGTAGACGTGCAGCACCTCGGTGGCTGGCACGCGCTCCACCGACAGCGCCTCCATCGGGAAGAACATCGTTTCGCCCGGATGCGCTTTCCAGAAGTGGTACGCCGCGCGCCGGCCATCGGTCTGAAACTCGATGCCACACCGGACGGAATTCTTGGGTGGCATCTGCTCGACGGCCGTGCGCCACAGCGGCAGTTGCTCGGCTTCGATGAGTTGCAGTTGCAGCGGAACCGTGAGGCCTTCCTTTGGCGAGCGCGGCCGGAACCGCACGAAGCACTCGCCCGCCTCCATGACCTCGCGGGCAATCACCATCTGCTGGCCGTAAAAATCCGTCTGGCCTGACGCTGGATTCCGCGGGTCGTACTCGACGTCGCATTCGCGAGTCCATCGGTTCCACTTCCTGGTGATCAGGTCGCGGATCTTATCGTCCGGATGGTGAGGCACCAGGCGAATCCCACGCCCGATTGCATTCGCCACATACGAATCCACGGCCGCAGCCGCCCACGCGCTGTTGCGAACCGCGTCCCGGTTCCGCGCCTGCAGCTCCAGGCCGTGCGAAAACAGGAGCGTGTTGAGGCCGAGAAACGGCGGATTCCATCCGATGCCGCGACGCCCGCGCCCGGCGGCGTCGAACGGGAACGTCCCCATGGCGCGGGTGCGCGGCACGCGCAGGACGGGGATCGGCATCGGCTCATGCCCGGCCTGGCGGGCGAGCGTCATCAACGTTTCAATTGGCACGGCGCTTTAGTGGCCCCAACCGTTGGTCGTGTAGATTCGCACCTGGCGCACTTGCTGCGGCCCGGACTGCTGGGCGATGTCGTTCAGGATCAGATTCCGGAGTTTCAAATAGTCATCCACGGAATCGAATTCAAACTCGCGGTCCTGAAACCGGACTCGCCTCGCCCCCTGCTTACGCGCGGCGTCGAGAGCATCGAGGTCGGACTGGGTGAATGCCATTAGAGAGCCATCCTGAAGCGCACCCGGTTACGCGCAGTCTGCGTCCCGCCCGGGCGAGGCGGTTGCTGCGCTTGTTTTACTTCCTTTACCGGAGGGGTGCCCACTCGGCGCTCGAAGTCGGCCCAGTGCTTCTCCTGGAACCGATCAATACCGATCCGGCCTGCCGCCGCGCGCGCATACACGCGGCAATCGAGCGCTTCATTGCGCTCGCGCATCTTCTGCCATTCATGCCGCCGGTAGCCTTTGACGAGCTTCGTCACCAACTGCTCAGCAGTGATCTGTTTGAAGTACTCCTCGCTGTACTTCGGAAAGTGGCAGTAGCCTGCCGGAAACGGCACACCGCCGGCAATGTCCTCGTCGGTGGGCCGCTCGAGGCGCAGCCAACGGTACAACTCTTCCTTCGCCATGCCGGAGTTGACCGGCCATACGCGAATGCCGCGTTTGATTTTGGCACCCAACGGGCCCACATCCACGGGCGACGCCGCCCCGAGCAGCGCCGGTGCGCGTGAATCGCCTTTGATCACCAGCACGCGCCCGCCCTGCCGCCGCGCCCAATGGTAGACCTCCGTGGTCGCGAATCCGGAATCGATCGCGAGTTGCATGATGGGCAACTCCAGCCCCGACGCGGTCGTGAAGGTTTCGTTCAGCAGGCCGGTGAGCTTCTCCCACACCGCCGGGCGCGACGTGTCGCCTTCGAACACCCGGTAATCGACCGACCACGATTCCTTTCCGCGGCCCCAGGCGGCGATCTCGACCTCGATACGGTCCTTCTGAACATCCGCGCCCGCCGTAAGGAACAGGCCGCCGCGCGGGACCAGCCCGACCTTGTAGTCTTCGCGGCGGTCGTAGAGCTTCTGCCAATCCGGAGCTTCGCCGAGTTGGGTCCACGTCTCGCCCAGCACGGTGTTGACGAATACCTGCAGCAGCGAGGAGTTCTTCTGTGCCTGCTCGAACTGCTTGGCTGCATCGCCCCAAGAGAACCAGCCAACCGGGCTGTAGAGGCTGGAGATGTGGAAGCCCGCCGTCTTGCCATCGCCCTTCGTGCCCGCGCGCCACTCGCCCTGAGCCAGCATCCAGTGCTTCTGATGGTTCTGGATCTCCTGGCCGCAATGCTCGCAAACGTAAACGGCCCCCTGCGGATTGCCCTTCGGCCACCGGAGTTGCGCGAATTTCAGAATCTGGAAGTCGCGGCAAGTCGGGCACGGCACGAAGTACTTACGCCGATCGCTCTCTTCATACGCCGCCTCGATCCGGCTCATGCCGGTGATCTTGGGCGTCGAGCAAAGGAATACCTTCCGCCTGGCGAACGTCCGCGTGCGCGCCATGGCCAGCGTGATCGGGTCGCCCTCGCCTTCCACATCGCCGGGATAGGCGTCCACTTCGTCCAGGAACAGATACCGCGCAGCCATCGACCGCAGGCCGACGGCGCTGTTCGCACCGGTCATCACCAACACGCCGCCCGGAAAGTCCTTCGAGAGAACTGTATTGCCGGAGTCGCGCGACCGTGGATCGCGCACGAGCTTCCGAAGTACCTCCGACTCCTCGATCAGCGGGTCGATGCGCTGCTTCGAGTTGCGCTTCGCCATTTCGACGGTGGGCTGCACCGCCATCATCGGCCCCGGCGCCTGATGGATGATGTAGCCCATCCAGTTGTTGCCGCACTCGGTGCCGCCGATCTGCGCGCCCTTCATGAACACAGTGCGCTCGATAGGCGACATCGGCGAAAGGCAATCCATGATCTCCCGGAGATACGGCGTGCGCTCCGTACGCCAGCGACCGTGTTCCGCCGACGCCCGTTGCGAGAGCCAGCGATAGCGGTCGGCCCACTGCGAGATGGTGAGCAGCGGGTCCGGGCGCGCGCCGGCCGCGGCGGCGGCAGAATAGATTTGCTCAGCCGTTAGCGTCGGCGAAATCATTCAGGGCGTTCCGAATCTCGACCGTGAGAGCCTCATGGACCTTGGCGGCTTCACTCTCGGCGGCAAGCATCGCGGCGAGGCGGTCGGGAAGATTGAGCATCGCGTCGCGGAACTGCCGGAACTTGTTGTAAGCGGCTACCTGGACCTCATCCCCGGATACGAGCTGCGCGACGCGCTCCTCGTATTCGATCTTGGCGAGGCGCGCCTGGTAGTGCTCTCGCACGGCCCGCGCCTTGGTGTACTGCGACGCGCCGAAGACCTCGCCGTCCTCGTCTGCTTGGCCGCGCCGGTCCACGGCGGGCGCATGAGTCTGCGTGTTGCGGGCCCATTCTTCGTCGGCCACATCGGAGTCGAGTTGCCCAGTGGGCAACGTCGATATACGGCCTGTCTCGATGGCCTTCTGGACGGTGCTCACCGAAACGCCACGCTGCCGGGCATAGGCCCGCTGGCTCATGATCGCCATACGATTATTTGCTGAGAATTGCCTTGCTTTACGGGCGCACCGGAGTGATGAATCGTCATGCGCGGATCACCCGCCGAAAGGAAAAGCACCCCGATGACGAACGCAGAAGCCACCAAGACCACCGAAACCGCCGCCGTTGCGGAACAGGGCGCGCAAGTCGCGCCGGAGAAGGCCACCTCGAAGAAGGCTGCCAGCAACAAGAAGGGCGCGCCCAAGGCCAGCAAGGGCGCGAAGAAAGCCACCAAGCAAGCCAAGGCCGCGCCGAAGAAGCAGGCCAAGGAAAAGGCCACCAGCAAGAAGGCACCCAAGGCGAAGGAGGCTGCGGTGCCGCGCGAGTTCTCGAAAAAGAGCATCGTTCTGGACCTCCTGCGCCGCCCCAAGGGCGCGACCATGGCCGAGATCGCCAAGGCGACCGACTGGCAGAACCATTATGCCGACGTCCGGATTATGCCGACCTGTGTTGGCAACCCGGCCTGTGGGGCGGTGATCGCTGCGAAGGAGTCGGCATAATCAGTGACCTTTGACCACATGCTACGGTCTCCTCTTTCAAATCCAAAAGAGGAGTTTTCATGTTGGTCAAACCCATCGAAGCACCGGCCGTATGCTCACGCGATGCCTTTTTGCAGGACTTTGAAGGCGAACTGCTGCAGCAAGGATACCCACCAAGTACCGTTCACAGAAAGAAGAGACTGTTTGCCGATCTGAGCGATTGGCTGCAGGCTCAGGAATTAACCGCGGGCGATCTGTCATTCCGACTGGCGGATCGTTTCTTACGCGACCGCAGATCCGCAGGCTTCGCTAGACACAAGACGCACAGGACCCTGCGTCCGATCCTTGATTATCTCCATCGACTGAAGCTAGCTCCTCCCCTTGAGGCGCCTGTGGGCGAAGGCCCTGCAAGCGTAATTCTGGACCGGTACCGGCGCTTTTTGACCATGGAGCGTTCCTTGATAGCCACTACGGTCGAGCGATATATCGATCGTCTGCGCCCATTTCTGGATAGCAGGAATTCTGCAGATGCCCTGGAGCTTGGTAACCTGCGCCCGGCCGATATCATCTCGTTTGTGGTGGCGCGGTGTCCTCGCGAAAACAGCAGCACGGCGAAGTTGACAGTCACGGCGCTTCGGTCGTTCCTTGGCTTTCTTCATCTTGAAGGCATCACGGAAAGATCGCTCGTCTGCGCCGTGCCATCGGTTGCCCGTCGCCGATTGGTGGGTTTGCCCAAGGG